GGAGGGAGTGCGTAGATGCGAGGCATTTAGTTTATTACTTGTGCAACAAGAGACCTATGCAGATTTCATACATACAAAAGTACATGAAAGAAGCAGGCTACGAAATCAAGCATTCCTCAATCATCTACGGAATCTCCTCTGTTGAGCAGAGGATGGAGGAAGACAGGGACTACGTGACCATTGTCAAAGAGGTAGAGAGAGCAGTATTTATTTAATCAATCATTCGCAGACTTTAGTCTGCAAAAAATTCAAATCAAATCAAATGGAAAAGAAGAAGACAGTCTTTGAAAGACTATCAGCAATTAACGTGAACAATCACGTTGAGAAGAAAAAAGACTTGTCCTACCTATCATGGGCATGGGCATGGTCAGAAACTAAGCGTGAGTGTCCTGACGCTACCTACAAAATCTTGGAGACGGACTATGATGAGACGCTCGGTTTCATGTGTCACACTACGGTGACCATTGAGGGCGAGACCTTGGAGATGTGGTTACCCGTTATGGACGGAGCCAACAAGTCAATGCTCAAGCGTTCTTATACCTACAGCACACGCTATGGCGATAAGACAGTTGAGTCAGCGACCACGTTCGACATCAACAAGACCATCATGCGATGCTTGGTTAAAAACTTGGCGATGTTTGGCTTGGGAATCTATATCTATGCAGGCGAGGACTTGCCGGAGGGTGAGACCAACGCAACAGCGAAGCCTGAGGCACCGAAGAAAGCAGATACTGATGATGGCTTGATGGAGTTAAAGAAAGGCACTGCTAATTGGGATGCAGTTGTTAAGTACGTAACAGCCAACAAGGCATTGGGTATTGAGAAGATTGGCGGTCAGTTGGTACGTAAGTACAAGATAAGTCCGGCATTGAAGAAAGAGATTGGTAACCTAATAAACGCAAAATAATGAAAGAAGAGTTAGAGATATTAACGCAATTGCGTGACGACAAGGAGTACTATGGTGGTGTAGGTAAGAACTACCTATCCAATTCAGACATAGGCGTGTTGCTCAGTAACCCTCAGGACTTCGGTAAGGAGAGAGAGGACAACAAAGCGTTTATGGATGGCAGATACTTCCATCAGTTAATCTTGGAGCCTGAGAAGGCTCAGGAGATGCCATCAGTTGACGTGAGTACACGCACAACAAAGGAGTACAAAGCATTCTGTGAAGCAAACAATCTGCCGTTCTGTATGCTTAAGAAGGAGCAGGACGAGATACAAGGTCTTGTGAGTATTATCAATGGGAACATTGCGTTCTACGATGAGATTTACAAGGCAGGGAATCTGTACGAGACTCCGGCAGTTGGTGAGATACAAGGCATGATGTGGAAGGGAAAGGCTGACATTGTTACGGACGAGATTGTGATTGACTTGAAGACCACGAGTGACATTCATAAGTTCAAGTACACTGCAAAGGCATACAACTACGACTCTCAGTGCTATATCTATCAGCAGTTGTTTGGTAAGCCATTGGTGTTCTACGTGATTGACAAGGGCACGGGTGTGCTTGGAATCTTTAGACCAACAGATGACTTTGTAAAGAGTGGCGAGTTAAAGGTAGGCAGAGCGATTGAGGTGTTTAATAAATACTTTGGTGCTACGCCATCAGATGACATTGTCAACTATTACATTGACGAGTATCTATTATAAAAAATTGTGTCTGTAAAGACACAAATGGTCAGGTGGCGTAGTTTTATCTCATAGTTTGTCTACGTGGTGGCACTTCACAGGTTCGAATCCTGTCCTGACCACACCCAATCATTAGTTTAGCCTCAGAGGTTGATGATTGGTATAAATAGACTGAGGCAATACTTAACAATTAAACACAATGGCACAAGACGAAAAAATCTTTGCAGACGGTTTCTCATTCAAGAGAAGCGAAAAAGCTCCCGACTTTGTAGTGGGTAGGCTATCAATGAAAGCAGATGATGCGGTAGCATTCATCAGGACGCACGAGAAAGGCGGTTGGGTAAACCTGAACATTAAGACTGCCCGAAGTGGCAACCACTATGTTGAGTTGGATACCTATGAGCCTAATCAAGGTGGTAACAAACCAAAGCCTGCCCCCGCACCCAATGAAGTGGATGATGATATTCCATTTTAATCCAATACCCATTTGAATAAAAATTGGGGGAGTATAGCTTCCCCTTTTTTTATCTCTAAAAAATGACAAGAATGTCAATAAATTTTTTCCTATACTACTATATATATAATTCTACTATTCTTTATTATTTTAATTTATATTATAAAGAAAAAATCGACATTATCGACATTAAATTAATAATCAGATAGTTAACTAAAGAAAATCGACATAAAAACGACATAGTATGACACATAATGTGACGATATTCCAAAATATAAGGGAAACTGACACTCCGTTCTTCCGTGATGTACACGTAATCCTTGATAGAATCAAGGATGGTGCCGGTGCAACAAAGGAATTGGTTAAGAAAATACGCTTGGAGAAGCGTAAGCCGGAGAGGCAGGAACTAAAGAAACAATTGCCGGCAATATGTTTCAGCGGTACGTTCAACAAAAGAACAGATGTATCATTGCTTGAGCATTCAGGATTGATATGCTTAGACTTTGATGGATACCTGAAGCAAAAGGAATTATTGCAAGACAAAGAGAGCCTAAGCAAAAACAAGTACGTGTTTGCAGTGTTCATTTCACCATCCGGAAATGGCTTAAAAGTATTGGTTAAGATTCCGGCAGATGCAGAGAGCCATACATTGTACTTCAACAGCTTAGAAAAGTACTTCAACAGTCCTTATTTTGATAAGACGAGTAAGAACATCAGCCGAGTATGTTACGAGTCCTACGACCCCTTAATTTCGGTCAACGAGAACTCCTCTATTTGGGACGTGATTGAGGAGCCTGAGTACACCGAGGTGAGCAGGGCAAAAGACAAGGCTACTATACCAATCACAGATGAGAATAAGATTGTGGAGATACTTGTTAAGTGGTGGGAGAAGAAATACCCAATGAGCGAGGGACAGCGTAATCAGAACGCATATGTTCTTGCCATGGCGTTCAATGACTTCGGCATCAACAAGAGCCTTGCATCATACGTTCTTAATCAGTTTGCAACAGATGACTTTACACTCAGAGAGATTAGTACAACGATTGACTCAGCGTACAGACACACTGCAAACTTCGGGACTAAGTACTACGAGGACGAGGAACGCATCAATAGCATCAAGGCAAAGCTAAGACGTGGCGTATCAAAAAAAGAAATCCGCATCCAATTGCAAGACTCCAACTTGGATAGCGATACCATTGAGTCCGTTCTGAACAAGGTTGAGGAAGAGAATGCGATGCAGACCTTTTGGGACAGGAACGACAGAGGGGTCATTAAGATAGTGCATATCCACTTAAAGCAATTCTTGGAGGACAATGGGTTCTACAAGTACTGTCCGGAGGGTGGCAAGAACTACATATTTGTCAAGGTTACAAACAATTTGATTGACCATACATCAGAGAAGGAGATAAAAGACTTTGTGCTTACGCACTTGTTGGAGTTGGATGACATAGCGGTCTACAATTATTTTGCAGACAATACACGATTCTTCAAGGAGGAGTTTCTGTCATTGCTGTCAACGATTGAGATTTACTTCATTGCAGATAGCAAAGATGCGTCTTACCTGTACTACAAGAACTGTGCGGTTAAAATCACAAAGGATGGCATTACTACTCTTGACTACTTGGACTTGGGTGGATACGTTTGGAAAGACCACGTGATAGACAGAACCTTTAACCTGTGTGGTGTAACAGATGCGTGTGACTTCAAGAAATTTATTAGTAACATTAACGGAGGAGATATAGAGCGAGTAAAGACCATGGAGAGCACGATAGGGTTCCTTCTGCATGGATACAAGAACCTATCGTTCTGTCCGGCAGTGATTCTGAACGATGAGGTGATTAGCGATAATCCGGAGGGTGGTACCGGAAAGGGATTGATTATGAATGCACTAAGCAAGATGAAAAAGTTGGTGGTGATTGATGGTAAGTCATTTGCATTCGAGCGTAGCTTCGCTTATCAGTTGGTGTCAGCGGACACGCAGATACTTTGCTTTGATGACGTAAAGAAACATTTTGACTTTGAGCGTTTGTTCAGTGTCGTGACCGAAGGTCTGACACTTGAGAAAAAGAACAAGGACGCTATCAAGATTCCGTTCAGTCGGTCACCGAAGATTGCCATTACTACAAACTATGCAATTAAAGGTACCGGCAATTCATTTGCAAGAAGAAAGTGGGAGTTGGAACTGCATCAGTATTACAACAAAGAATTTACTCCGCTTGACGAGTTTGGCAAGTTGATGTTTGGTGATTGGAACGATGACGATTGGTGTGAGTTTGACAACTACATGATAGGATGCCTGATGAACTACTTAAAGACGGGTCTTGTGAAGAGTAAGTTTGTGAACCTTAAGATTCGTCAGCTATCGGCAGAGAGTTGCCATGAGTTTATTGAATGGTGTGGATTGGTTGACAGCACAGACAAGAGTGTAGCCTTACAAACGAACGTGAGACTTTACAAGAATGAGTTGTACTCCAACTTCATTGACGAGTATCCTGACTACGGACCGAGAGGAAGGATGAGTGTTAGCCGGCATAAATTTTACAGATGGATTATTGCGTATGCTCTTTACAAGGAGGGTGTGATGCCGGAGGAAGACAGAGACCAAATAGGACGATGGATAATCATCAGAAGCAAACCTGAGACATTTCAGGAGCAAATATTTTAATAGAAAAATTATGAAAAACATACACGTATTACCAACAGATAAACCAAGTAGGTTACATTTAGGAAATTCAGGTTTAGTCTTATGTGATTTTAAATTTGGTAAAAATACAATTAATGGTCAAAACATCTACATCACTTCTGATGAAGAAATTAAAGAAGGAGTTGACCAATGGTATTTAGATAAAGTACTAAATGAACCTTATAATTCAGGAGGGGCGCAATATTCATCTAATCAAGATGTAATCATCCTAACAACAGACCAAGACTTAATCAAAGATGGTGTACAATCTATTCATGATACATTCTTAGAATGGTTTGTAAAGAATTCAAGTTGTGAGTGGGTTGGGGTTGAATTAAAAACAAAACAACTTGTCAGACCTTATGATGTTTACAATGAAACAGTTTCATATTACAAAATCATCATTCCAAAAGAAGAACCTAAACAAGTTTTATGTGGTGAAGCAAATAAGTTTTACAGATGTATAACGTGTGATGCTCCTTGTGGAAGTGAAGGTCATTATATAGAAGTAACAGAAGAACAAAGCAATAATGATATGAATAAAATATTATGGATTTCCAATAATCCTCAATGTAAACTAATAGAAAGTTGTTATAATTCTCTATCAAAAAAATGTATTTGTCCTAAAGAAGAACCTAAACAAGTAACCGAGCAATTGAATATAGGTGCTGTTATAAGCAGTTTTAATACTAAATCTAAACGAATGGTTAAAGTCATTTCAGGTGATGATGTATTTGAAGGCGAGGTAACAGCAATGAGTTGGGATATTGACCAATGGGCATTTATGGTTGATGGTGAATGGTATTGTCAGTCGGAAATAAATTGCTTATAACACTCACTAACCAAACTTAAAAATGAAAACAATAAAATTTATCTTATTTATCGAGTTCGTAGCACTATTCGTTTGTGGTGCTTGTCATTTAGTAGCATTTTTTACCAAAACGGGATTTCCAATATCAATGTATTGGATTATACCATCAATTGTATTAGTATGCTGCTTATTGGTAATTTTTATTATAGCACCTATGGGGAAGTGGTTTTTTTCTTAAATTCCCTATAACTCCACACTACCCGAACTTAAAATTAAATAGAAATTATGATACTAAATTCAAACATACCGAGTTTTAAAGCCATGGTTAAAAAGGCTTACTTCACTAAGGATGAAAGAGACAAAGATGAATACTACAATGTTTATGTTTTCGGTATTCAGTCCTGTAGTGGAAAGATACTTACCTTCCATGTGATGACCGACTCAGGAATGCTAAGGAGCAGAGTGCCTATGTCAGAGATATATACCAAGATACCAACCAATGACATACCCTTTAACTACAAGCAACTATGGGATTGCTTCAGTGAGAATGTGTCTGTTGTTGAGTACGACTTCTTAGCTTTCCACAGATGTCAGGTTGTATTAAGAGATGGCACCAAGGTATGGGCGACCTACATACTGACAGTCGATTGGTATAACAATCCATACAGCGATGAGCCATCAGACTACAAGTGCGGTCATTTGTTAGAGTCAGATGAAGGATACTTGCTATGTATGCCAAACAACAGGATATTTTGGAAAGACTCTAACTTCGTAACAAAACAATTGCCGGAAGATTTAAAGCAGTTTAAGGTAGACACTGAACTGCATTCTGTAGAAAACCAATCCGATAGGTGGGTAGCAGAAGATACCAATTCATTTTATTATGACATAGTAGAAAGAAATGATACAAAGAACATTGGGATATAGCAACAAGTTGATGTGGGACTACTGCGAAACGCTAAAGAATGTAGTCCTGCAGATTAAGACTGAAAAGAGTGGTAAAGGTAAAGCTATAGAGATTAATGAGGTTTTAAAGTATAGAACCGACAAGAAAACCATTGATAACATAGTCGAAAGCTGTGATTATTATAAAAACTTATACGAAATGGAAAGCAAAGGATGCATTACATTCAGGGATTACCAAAGCGACATCATCCTAAAGGGGTCTGAGATATTGCTAAAGAACAGGTTCCTATACCTTGCACTTGAGGTAAGAACGGGAAAAACACTAACGAGTCTCGGAATTGCAGAAAGAGTAAAGGCTCAAGATGTTTTGTTCATTACCAAAAAGAAAGCCATCAGTTCTATTCTCAAAGACTTTGAGCTTCTCAAACCATCGTTCTCCATCTGCGTTATAAATTATGAAAGCCTACACACAATAGACCCTGACATACATTGGGACTTGATAGTTTGTGATGAAGCACACAGCATGGGAGCATTCCCGAAGCCGAGCAACAGAGCAGTGGCAGTTTGTGATTTGATTCGCAAAAACAATCCCATGGTGATTCTATTGTCAGGCACGCCAACACCGGAGTCGTACTCACAGATGTACCATCAGGTTTATGGGATACCAAACAATCCATTCAGGGAGTTTAAAAACTTCTACCGGTTCTGCGACAAGTTTGTCAAGGTGAAGCAGCGTAAGATTAACGGGTTGCTCATTAATGACTACAGTAGCGGTTTGGACACCATACTCAAGGAGATGGAGCCATACACCATAAACTACACGCAACAGGAGGCAGGGTTCATGTCAGAGACCAAGGAGGAGATATTGGAGGTGGAGATGAAAGAATCAACCTATAGGTTGATAAAAAAACTCAAGAAAGAATTAGTAGTAGAAGGCAAGGATGAAATTATTTTAGCAGACACACCGGTCAAGCTAATGACAAAGGTTCATCAGTTATGCAGTGGCACCATAAAGTTTGAGAGCGGCAACTCAATGATAATTGATTTGAGCAAGGCTGAGTTCATTAAGGAGCAGTTCAATGGGTGTAAGATTGGTATCTTCTATAAGTTTAAGGAGGAGTACAACGCACTCAAGCAGGTGTTCGGTGATGAATTGACCACAGAGTTGAGTGTCTTTGACGACACTTACAAAAACATAGCACTGCAGATAGTGTCCGGCAGAGAGGGAATATCTTTACGCAAGGCTGAGTATTTGGTTTACTACAACATTGACTTCAGTGCTACAAGTTATTGGCAGAGCAAGGACCGGATGACGACCAAGGAGCGACTTGAGAACCAAGTGTATTGGGTATTTGCAAAAGGGGGAATTGAACACGATATTTATAAAGCAGTAACAAAAAAGAAAGACTATACTATTAATCACTTTAAAAAAGATTTTTATGACGACAATTATAGTATGCCTAATAATAGCTTGTTTGATAGCATTTGAAATGTATATCATATCTGATGATGAAAATTGACAAAATGAAGGAACAGCAGATACAGGCTAAGAAGATTAAGGAGTTGGAGTCCCAAGGGTACTATGTAATCAAGTTGATTAACACCAACAAGAATGGCATCCCTGACTTGATAGCCATACCTGCAAACTGTGACGTGCTGTTCGTAGAAGTCAAGAAGCCGGATGGAAAGTTATCTAAGCTACAAGAATACCGGTTAAAGGAATTGGAGAAGCACGGAGTAAAAGTAGAAATATATAAAGGAATCTAAATTAAATCAAATGGAAGAAGAAGTATTAAATAAAATGAATCAACTTAAATTTATAGTTGAATACACGTTTCAAGTTGATATACTTGTTAAAACACAAAAGAGGAATTACGTAGATGCAAGGATGGTATTTTCAAAAATAATGCACAATGAAGGATATGGTTCAACCATCATAGCTAAGTTTTTAAAAAAAAATCATGCGACAATAATTCATTACTTTAATTCAATCAATTCAATACTTAAATTTGACAAATTGTTAATGGATAGGTACTTATACGCAAAAGATATGTACCTTAATAAAAAAGAAACACCACTATACGAAAAAAACGATAACGAATTAAGTAACAAGGAAACCAAACAGCAAGCAAAAATCATTGCACTTAACAATGAAATAGACAAATTAATATTAGAAAAGTATAATCTAACGGCTATAGCAAGCAGGAATAAAAGACTATCAGAGATAATAGAATTTATTGATAAACAAACACCGCATGGTCAAGAGCGTTACGTGATGAGTAAAATTAATACCATGTTTAATGGGTTAAAATTTTATGGATAATAAAAAAAATGATGATAACGCAAGAGCATTGCGTATCTTCTCAACAACAAACAAATGCCACGAAAGAGTTACTGACATTTATGAGAACTTAGTTGACAAAGACTTTGAACTTGCAAGGTATGATTTGATGGCATTAATAACTGAACTCCACGTCATGCTAAAGAAAATAAAGTACAATGACTTTTGAGACAGAAACAGATTTGCTTAGGGAAAAGAAAGCAATTGAACTATTCGTTAGCATCTTTGGTGGGTCGTATCAGAAGTTAGACCCTCACGACATAGACTACAAGATATTTGACAAGGACAACAACCTAATATCCTATGTAGAAGTAAAAGGTCGTATAAGGTCAATACGTGACTCGTATCCGCTTCCAATCTCTGCCAAGAAGTTAGTTAAGCTAATAGACAAAAGGCTCTCTCCGGTCATTATATGGGCGTGTGACGATGGTATTATTTATGGCAAAGCAAAAAACCTGTACGGAGACATTAAATGGGGAGGTCGCCCTCCCCGTTTGGGTTCCGAAAATGATGCTGAGTTGATGGTCTACTACGACAAGCAGAGAGAATTTAAGTACGTTAGGTACGTTTAATTACCTCCAAATTTTGCTGACCCAAATCCTCCTTTAGATTTTGATTTTTCTCCAAATCCTGCAGAGCCAAATCCTCCTTTAGATTTAGGAGTATAGTTATACATCTCATCCTTCATTGCTCTTTCTAAACTATCCTTTGCTTTCTTTAAGGCTTTTTCTGCTTCTCTTTCATCGTAATCAACCGCATCCTCACCGAATGTTCTGTCCCATAAATCAGGGTCATAACGCTTCATGTCTGATTCTGTTTCATATCCCTGCAGTTTTTCAGCTTTAATTTTCTTTTTATCACCAAGAGTTTTTTGTGCTTTCTCAAGGTCTTTATAGATGTCTTTCATTACAGCTTTACGAATGTCCTTGTAAAGAGGAATAAGACCTGCATTCCCCAATATCTCTAAAGGAATCCTTACGTTAATTTCTTTTTCTCTTCTTTCAATCGCTTCTTCTTTTTTCTTTTCAGGCTCTAATGCTTTACGGAAAATAAAATCTAATGTTTTTAATGCCGGTCCAAATGCACCACCCATATTTAGGAATAAATCAAATAAATCTGTTTGCCTTCCTTTCTTTTCAGGAGGAATAATAGAATACTGAATGGCATCTTTATATGGGTCATAATCACCTTCTCTTAAGAAGTCAAGATACTTTTCATTAGCACGCTCTACACCTTCATTTATTATCATTTTAGTTGCGTTACCAAAATCTCTACCAAGTATCAATGAAGTCATTGCAGAGGCAAGTGATTGACCAAGTTTTTGCATAAATGTTTTTTCGGTTTCCTCTTCATCATCGTCAAAGAATAATCCCATAAGACCTGTGCCCACCATCTGAGTAAGTAATGTGTACACCACCATACGGGTAGTAACAGCACCAAGTAACGCTACTCCTTGCTTCTTAGTCAATGAGCCATTACCCATCGCTGCATTAATACCTGTGCGAGCAGTAACATATTCAAATATCAAGAAGCGTGTCATAAAGTTGTTAAAGTTATTAAATGCTCTTGTTGTTACACTTTGGTCCGGTTTTACAGTTCCTTTAAGGATGCCCATAAATGCATTATCGGTAGCACCTGTCATAACTGTTTTTTCATCAGCAGTTGTTTTTGCTTTCTCAATAGCTACCTTGTATTGCCCCATATAACTTTCATCATTTGCAGCAATTTTATCAAAGTCTACTTTTTTACCTGTAATATTCTTAAACTCATTGGCAAATGAACCAAACCACATTGGACGCATTATCAACTTATCCGGAGTAGATATTAATGTGTCAGCCATTAATTCAACTGCATTAACATATTTTTTACCTGATAAATTCCAAATCTGTTGAATTTTATTTGCAACAGGGTTTTTAGATTTAGCACCCCTTATACCACTTGCTTGCTGAAGTATGTTGGTATCAATTAATTTACCGGACAATGTATCTGTAGGGAAAACTCTGTTAGTTTGTTTACTACCTACATTCTCCATGACAAGTGGAGCGTCAACAGACATTATAAAACCTTTGTTATCTATACCGGTAGAAAATGCTTTAGGGTCTATGATAACAGCAAAGCCAATGTTTGAAGTTAACTCCGATACAAATCTTCCGGTACCTGCAAGAACAGCACGGTATCCTTGCTTTTGAATGTAATCTGCAACATCATCACCAAAAGAATTACTAACAAAAGTGTTTGTCAATAAATTCTCTGTAGCTTCTTCAAATGCTGAATCAATTGCATTAATTATCTGTCTTTTTTCTTTTGGTATCCTTCCTTCTTTTTCAAAATTAGTTATAGTTTGCTTAATTGTTTTACGAGCAGTACGAATAGGCTCAGTCAAATTGTAATCCATCAATACAAACTTTGCTCCACGTTGAGCAGAAGCAAACACATCAAAATTTAATGGAGATACTTTACCTGTTCTTTCTATCAAAGACTTAGCTTTTGTAGATGGTCTCATTGCATTGTTGTAATCATTAACAAATGCAACCCCTGAGGTTAAATCATTAGGCTGATGCTCATGAAGAACATTAAGGTGGACATAATTTGTTAAAGGATTAATTCTATCTCCACGAATAATAGCTGCAGTGTATTCAGCTTTTTCTCTCAATGACTCATTTACACCACGAATATCTTTAATGGCTGATTTTTCAGCCTCATTAAATGATTTATATAATTTTTCATTATCAATATTACCATCAGGTGCAAATTCTTTAAGAATACTTTGCAACATATTTGCATCACGCTCACCAAACTGAGATTTACCCTCATCAATATGCTTGATGGTTGCTTTTAAATATTCAGCAGCAGGATTAACTTGTTTGCTTCCTTGATTAGAATCATATTCAAGTTGAATCATATAGGTCATCATCTTAAACTTAGACATCAATGTCTTATCAGGATTTAGATTGAAAGACTTGGCAACTCTTTCCTCTGCTTTTTCTAATATATTTTGTACTCTTTTTAAGTCAGTTTTAAATTTTGATTCACCTTCCGACACCTTACTTAATAGAGAATTGAATATGTCTTTTGTTTTAAAGTCTCCAAATAATTGGTCAACATAAAACAAAGGATTTCTCCTTATCATTTCAGATATAGCTGTTCTCTTAGACTTTAACACAAATGATTTTACTCTTGAGTAAAGACCTGAGAAGGGAGCAATAACTGCTTTCTTAATAGCTGAAGTTAAAGTTTTAGCATTATTAATTGCAGTTAATTTTTCTACTATTAACTGTGCATAGTGAGGTAGATAGTTGTTATTAATATTGTCAGCAACCTTTAATAAGTTTTTTAGGTCTGTCAAACTTAAATTCATCAATTCTTCTACACGAGTAGAACCAATTAAATTAGACAATTTTTTTGCTAAGTTTCTTTCATCCTGAGAAGAAAGACCGGTTGGATTAATTCCAACATCTTTTAATTCAGCAATGTATTCTTTCTTCTTTTCTAAAACTTCTTCATCAGTCATTTTCTGAGACTCAACCTGAGGCATAATGTCTGACTTGTACTTACGCATAACGTCAGCTTCCTCTTGAGTAATCTCACCTTTCTTAACCATCTCTTTGATTGATGCATCAAAATCTAACCCACCTTCATCATTAAATACTTTACTTTCAGAATTATTAAATCTATCAGCTAATTCATCAACCTTTGATTGCTCAATATCAATTTCGCTTAAAATGGATTCTACATCTTTAATTACTTTTGACTTCTCTTCTAACGTCAGAACAGCTTTTCTTTCAGAGAACATATTTAGTAATTCTAAATAACGCTCAAGATATTTTGCAGGGATAATGTCCGGATTAACAGAAAATAGTCTTTGCAGTGGACCAACTAAACCATCGGCTATACCAATCTTAGTAGCAATATTTTGCTTTGCATTTTTCAATTTACTCTTAGCTACGTCAATTTTATTTGCATACTCTGCATTAGCAAATACTTTAGCCATGTAGTCAACAAAGTTTGATACTGAAATCTCATTTAGCATATTTACCCTGCCAAATCTTGATATGATATTAGCCGCTTGAACCGCTGTAATCTTTCCGGATGATGCCATTGCACGAATCTCTTTTGCTAAATCTTTAGCCGCATCTTTCGAAAGTTGTCTTATCTGACTAATTACTTTTAGTTTTTCTGCTCTTGAGATATTGGTTATGTCTTTCAATGCACCTAACACACGACCTATTGACACTGCACGCTTTGATGCTGCACCCATCTTTCCTCGTGCCTCACGCTCTATTATTTTTTTCTGAGCATCATTAGCATTGAGATACTCATCTTGCTTCCTGATGAACGTATCAATGTTTGAGGTTATCTTACTGTCTTCTATACCATATCTTTTTTGGCGAGCAATTAATGCATCAACTTTATCCATCAAAGCGTAGAAGCTATCTTGAATAGGAGCAATGTTTATAATATCTTTGATTGTATCCTGAGAAATATCATTGTCAGCAGCCACTTTCTTTATGGCATCACGCAATGACATACCACCCTTTACTAATCCCTTAAGTGTTTTTATTGCAATCCTAACAACATTTAATGGTATAGCAAGCATAGCCTCATTAGCACCACCAAGAGCCTTACCAATGCTTTTGTCTGCCCTGTCAAGAGCATTAAATATTCTATCAAGATTGTCTTGGTCAGCTACATCTAAATCAAGAAGGTCATCTATTGTTTCAGATACAACAGGTTTCTTTGCCTCAGCCTTAGCTTTTTTAGCTGCTTCTTTTGCGGCTGCCTTGGCTTTCTCTTTTGCTTTAGCTTTTGCCTCTTTATCAAACTCTTTCTTTTGAATTTTATTATAACTATTAACAATCGCTTTTTTAGCTTCTCCTAATGTTTCATACCCATCAAAATTAATTTCATTACCATCTAAATCCTGTGCTGTAAAGTAAAATGCTTTATCCTCGTCAGTAACCTTTGTAACATTTCCTATTACATCACCGTCAGAATTAAGAGCCTCTACAGTTATTGATGATAGATATGTATATGTTCTGCCATTGTCGCCTTCTTTTTCATCCTCTTCGTAATCAATAGCATTATCTTTTTTAAATAAATCAACTTTTACATCAGCTACTGTAAGTGGAACATATTGTTCTTCTTCTACAACAACTTCAGGAGTATTGTAATCAACAAGAGATTGTGGTGCAATACCTTTGTTGCCTGTGTCCCATTCTGACTTATCAGCAGCATCTACTTGTTCTTTAAAAGACATTACGTCTTTCATAAATGACTCAGAAAGTTTTGATTTTGGATTAGTAAATGCATCGTAATATAGGTCGCTTAATCTTTCAGCCTCATCCCTTAAGTTGTCATCGACATTGGTATCTCTTTGAATCTCATAAAAATAATGCCCAAGACCATCCGGGATGTTCCATCCAAGACGTGAACGAACCGCATCTAACTTTTGTTTAGCTGTAGATTTTTGTTTCTCATCTCCGGTAAATCCTTTGATACCATCTTTAGCCAAATAGGCTTCATTGGTAATGACTTGAATTTCTGCAATTGTACCATTAGATGTAACAATCTCAATAAGTCTTTTTGGATAACCCAAGGCAGTGGTCTCTCTAATTCTTCTTACTTCTTTATTACCCGGGTACTTCTTATCAATTATTTTAAATACTTTTTCAGCATTAGTGTCAGTATCTACTACAATATTTACACGGGCACCATCACCAAGTTTCTCGGTGAATGCATTATACCATCTGATAGTTTTAACAGATGCACGCTCAGGTTTTTTAATTGGGAATGGAGAGATAGATGCATCAACTTGAGAAATAGCATCTTGTGCGATACCTTCTATCTCAGTCTTAGCGTCTTCGTAAAGTTTTTTGTTTGTTTCAAATGTACGCTGAACTACAGGCTGTACTTTTTTGACTAACTCGTCAAAACGGGTTTTATCTTTAGGAGATAGCTTCTTGCCTTTGGCTTGTAGGTCAATTTCTTTTTGACGTAAACCGGCAAGTTCAACTGCAAGTTTTTCTACTTTTGTAGTTGACTCTTTGAACGCTTTAAGAACGTCACTCTTATTGAATTGTCTTGTTTGGTCTGCAGTTCCTTCGTTGGTTGCTCCTTGGTAAGAAGATTTTTTGATGCGAATGCTTCTTCTACCATTGCCATTGCTTCCGAGTACATCAGAAGTGGCTTTAGCTGCTGCGATTGTTTTTGACCCGAAATCTTTTGCTCGTTCTTCATATTTTTCGTCTTCATTTAAATTAGCTTCTTGTTCTTTTGAAAAAGTTTTAATTATTGATACCTGAAACTCATTATTATTAATATTAAATGCATCAATACCATTATTTTCTAATGCTACAGATAGGTCTGCTACTTGTTCGTCAGTTATTGGTTCATCAAATGTATAAATAATTTGTGGATAATTAATTAATCCATTACTATCTTCTTCAGTAAGAGGCACACTTCTTTTACCATCAATTACGTCCTGCTCTAATTCTGAGTCAGATTCTAATATGAATGCATCTTGAGAATACTTCTCTGCAAAGTCAAATAATAAATCACTAACAGCTTCGGTATTAGCTTGTGGACTAATTGACAGAATCATATTAAATGATGGCTCAAATGAACCATCCCATAATCCACGCTTTGTATCTTTAAACTGAACAGCTACACCATTAATCTTTGCTACTGCATCAATAATCTCTTGTTTGGCATCGTTTAATATTTGAGCCTCCGCATCTTTTATTTTAGCAAGAATTTTAGGGTCTTTCTTTTTAGCATATTGCTTAACAAGTTTATCGTAGTTTAATGATAGCTTCTGAATCCTTTTTGTAAGTGGGCTAAACGCACGCACTGTAGCCGGAGTAATAAGAGCAGATATGTCTCTTACAAACTTAGGTGCTTGTGTCTGTGAAGACACTTCAGGTTGTGGTATTCTTAAAATATACTCTTCTCCAAGAGGTTCTGTTTTATCATCCAAGATTTCATTTGCATTAACCTCCATTGATATAACCTTTCCTGTACCTGCATAATCAGTAGCCAATTGTTTATTTGTAGTTACAAAATCTCCTGACTTTATTTCATTTACATCGTTTGGAACTCCTCTATAAACAGTTACCTTTTCAGTTGGATTTACTCCTGCTGTTACATCATAGGTTGTTATATTTTCACCTAATGGTAACCTGTCTCTATCTTCAGGTGTGTATTCAGTAAATATTGTTCCTGTTGGATTGAGTGTAGTTATAGCTACTTCTTGTTGCGGTTGCGTAGGAGCGACTTCTTCGGTCCCTGTGGTAATTCCTTGAGGTTGGATGTTTCCTTCGCCCACTTGCTGCAATCCCATTTGGGGTTGTTCTGTGCGTAGCACGCTTTCATCTGCTGCTTGTTTTTGAATGGCATCTTGTTCTGATTTAAGGGTTTCTAATTCTGTTTGTAATTTAGTTCTTTCAGCAGGTAATAAAGGTCTAATACCTTCTAATAATGGATTTTCAATTTTTGCATCATCATTAGTTATAATAGTCTCTATCTCAGCAATACGGTCTACTCTTTGTTGAGCAATCTCAGGAGTCTCTGCAACAACAGTTTCAGCAACTGCCTCTTCTTGCAATTGATTCTCTTGAATGTTTTTAATCTGAGTTCTAATTGCTGCGGCTTTATCCTTACCGGTTTGAGTCTTGTTGCCCTCCAATAAAGTAAGTTGTTTTTCTAATTCAGTAATGGCTTTCAAACTTGGTTCATTAAGTTCAGGATTTGCTTCCCTTACTTGCTCCATTATTGATGATGTAACTATCTTATCTTGTAGTTTAGTCTTAAGTACAGGGTCATTGTCAATCTCTATGTTTAGTTTAAATAAATCAGGAGCGTCCATTCGCTCTATCATATCATTAACGATACTTGCAGACTCTATTTTTAACCCATTTATTTTATAAACAGGTGGAGGTCCATTTTCAATTCTTGATTGAATACCTTCAATTTGATTTTCTAATACATCTGCCTCTGCATCTTTACCATTCTTCCTTAAAATCTTTGCATTTGCACCCATTGCATTAAGCAAAAAACCAACGCCAAATCCAATACCACCTGCATTACCTATCCCCTCAAATATGTTTTGGTTTTCATTGTAAATTTCTTGAGCAGTTTTATTACCGTAGATTGTTTGTAGTACTTCAGTAGTCAATTCTTCGATACCACCCGTTAGACCTGCAACTCCCTTTGTTTTTATATAATTTAATACTCCGCCATTTGTTGCAGTGTTAAATCTTTTCATAAACTGCATAACCGGTATTGTTTCTAATACTGAACCTGTAAAAGCATTTTTATAAAATGCTTCAAATGCTTGCTCGTCTGTAGCACCGGCTTCTTTGGCTCGCTCATATTCAGACTGACCCATTGTCAAGGCAGAACTAATACCTGCAGGACTTACTATTTGTTTACCTGCTTCTTTTGTTGCGGCTAATGCAGCAGCCTTTGCACCTAATGGCTTCACTAACATAGATGCACCTTTTGTTGCGACACTTGCTGCACTTCCTATACCATACGTAAGAATTGTTGATGCCACCTGCCCAAATGCTTGAGCAAATTGGTCTGTTAAACTATCTTTAAACTCTTTATCTTGAGGAGATATTTCATCAATAGCTTCATTAAAATAGTTACCAAAATTTATTAATGACTCACTTATTACTCCTTTACCTGTTTCACTTCTTATCTGACGAGGTAATAAAGCAGTAGTTCTTTCTATAATAGTACCTAATGCTTTTATTGGCTCACCTATAAATGGTTTAAATAAACCTTTATTTAAAGAAGATAAAATATTAAGTCCAAGACCTTGTTCATCTTCTTTGTTAGGTGCCTGATATGTTTCCCATCCTTTAGGTATATTGTCGGCTGCAGGTGTTTCAACAACTACCGGAGCAGGCTTTACTTTTTGTTCGGAAATATACTCTTTTTGTGCCTGCGGAGTTAATACAGAAGGTGCTTTAGGAGCCGGTTGAGAAAAACCGAAAATATCTTGCTCAGGTTGAGTTATAGGTTGTACAGGTTGTGCAATAGGTTGGTCTTCAGGTTTAGGAATCAATCCTCCTGCTGCTGAATATTTTTGAAAAAATGAATTTTTATCTTTTGTGTAAAGACCGTCACGTGAAACTACATCATATACTTTATCTTTATATGCTTGGTCTTGTGACCACTTTGACTGAAACTCCTCAAAAGACTTAGTATATTTACCTTCTCTAACCAATACATCGTACAGTTTCTGTAACTCGTCCATAGTATATTTTTTATTATTAATCTAACTCACCTGTTTTAGCTGTACCTGTTTTAGGTTTTAGGAAATTCTCTATTGCTGCTTTTTGGGTAATTATATCTTTTGGAGATTTAGCATCTGATTTATAAGATATTTCTCTTCCATCAGGTGCTGTAATTTTAACAGTATTAGTTCCGAGCATCCATGTACCTGTATCTTCTGCTATATACCCATTAGGCAAATATTTCTGAATGGCATCAGCAGATTTATCTGACTTGGCTTTGAATACATCAACAGGTATTACAATTGGTACAGGTTCTGCTCCTGCTCTACCTGCTGTAACTCCTGTAAAGTCAATATCGCTATATACTTTACTACCGGTTCCTGCTTGAGATGCTTTTTTCTTATCAGTTATTCCATGTAATTCAACTCCCGATGCTGCAAAGTCCTCAAATGTACGACCCTTCATAGGAATCTCTCTGTTTAATTTGCTGTTTTCATATTTTAAAATTACTGTACCCGGTTTTGATGCCAAGTCAACTTTAAGTAATCCCATTTCTTTAGCAGAAGGAAGACCTACTAATGTTTCTGCTGCCGATTGTTTATCAGCAGGTGTTCCACCGGTATATAATTGATTCCAAGCACTTGCAGCGTTAAGTTGCATTTTTTCTTTTTCAGCTCTATTTAATTTTGCTTCTGATGGTTCTCTTGGTTCTTGCAATTGTATTTGTGAAGTAGTTTTAAGTTGTCTTTTAGAATCTAATTGACTCAACATTCTTTTCTTAACCCATTCTCTTGCCTCTGCAACTTGCTCGTCATAGTGAGGAGCATCTGTATCTAATGTTGTTAACCCTGTGAGTGGGTCTATTTTTTTTAACAGTTTTGATTTGTCTTTTGATGCCTCATCTTTATCCCAAACGTAAGACTCAGCACTATACTTTCCTGTGTTTTCTGTTAATACAGAGGATATGTTATATGGATTTGCAAAATATTTATTGATAGTTTGCTCAATTGCATCATCAACTTTTTTTACAGAATCTGCAAATTGAGGATACAATGGGTTTCCTTTACTATCCTTTTTCTTATACTCACCCTGAAATGCTCCGTATCCTATTAACTCTGTAATTGTACCTGCCTTTGATGTCGTAGCAGCTTGATATATAAAATCAATATCGTCACCTAAGCTATCTATATCTTTAGTTATTGCTTGCTCAACTTTAAATGTAGGTATCTTTTGAACAATTTGACCCTTTAAAACATTTACCGGTGTACTCTTTTTAATTACACGGACCGTTTTACCGTCAACTACTTTATCTTCAAATATGGACATATTAATATTTGCAGCATATGGGTCAATGACAGCACTTGCATTTGCAAAATCAGTGTAGGCTTCAACATCAGCCATGTTTGATATGTTCATTCCTTGTATCTCTTGAGATTGATACAGGTCTATTGTTGATTGTCTCTCTGCTTGAAGTAGTTTTTGTAAATCAAATAACGTATTAGATTGAGATTTATAGTTTTCTCTTCTTAATGTATAATCCCTTTCATTCATTTGACCACTCTTTAGCAATTTATAATCAATAAATTGCTGAGCCATCATATCATGGGCAAAATTATTTACCGTTCTATTTCCATCTTGCCATTTACCTTGAGGAGCATTAGCAAGTTGTTCAGTATCTTCCCGATATGCTTTATCGTATGCAGATTTTTTTTGCTCACGAATTTTTACTTCTTCGCTAAGCATATCTGATATGCCTTTGCCTACCTCAGCCCAATTTACTTGGCTATCTGCACCACGCTCTGCGTATTTATAATATGTAGCCATGGTTTATTTTATTGGTAAAAATGGATTTAATGAAAATGGTTGTTGAAATGGTTGATACAGCGGCTTGAATTGTATTGGTTGTTGCAATGAATTAAAATTCATTGGTTGATTGCTTGGTTGTTGTAATGAATTAAAATTCATATTACTTAGATTTACATCAGGTGTTACTGCATCTTTACCTCCAAATAATGGTATATAAGATACAGCTTGTTTACCTAAACTTGTAACTCCTTGCATACCTTGTTCCATTGACCGTGCTCGTAATTCTTGTGCGTTTGCTGCAGCCAATTGAGCACCTTCTACTTCTCCCAAATCTAATTGAGCACCAATATCACGAAGACGACTATCTTCTTGAGCACTTAACCTTTCAAGTGCTGTTAACTCTTGACCAAATGCACTTCTTACGCCTGCTTGACCTTCTTGTTGAGCCATTTGAATACGACCTGCAGTAGCTGCTGCACCTCTCTCACTCTCTACTCCGGCTTGTATAGCTTGAGCACCTTGGGAAAGTAATGCCTCACGCTCTAACTCGTAAGGTTCTTTTTGAATAGCTAAGCTATCATAAAAATTAATTTCTAATTTTTTACGTGCTTCTTGCATTGCTTGGTCAGCATCACGTTCAGCATTACGCTGTGCTTGTTTTTGTTTGCCTGCTTGAGCAAATGACATACCTGTTGATGCTGCGGTTGCTGCTAAACCTGCTGCTGCTAATGCTGCTGATGTTGTTATTACTCCCATATTATAATGATTTTATCATCTCACCTGTATAAGAATCGCCCCTTACATAACCAATTTCTTCGTAAATTCCTATCAGACTTTGGCTTTTAATTAATGCGTAGCTATATTTGCTACCTGTTTTCTTACATATATCCGTTAATGAAGACACCAATAACTTAATAGCATCTTTTCTTTGTGGCTTCTTGGTATATTCCTTGTTTGATATTATCCAATCTACCCACGCTACCTTGGAATTAGTTAGGTACATAAATCCGGCACATACAGGAGTTTCATTATCGTAAACAATTATACCACCTTTACCATCGTTAGGAAGGAAATCTCTTTGTGGAGGCTCCCATTTCCATTGCTTCCACCACCCTACAAGAATATCATCGTAATCGCTTTCTTTTAATTCTCGTATATATAATTCCATATACTTACAAAGATATTAAATTTACGGAAAACTTTTCATTACCTCTGACTGTACTGCAAACAATTCAACCTTGCTTGTAGACGTATTCTCTATATTAAATGTACAATAATGACCCAATACTCCATGCGACTCAGCAACTGAGTTCTTAACGTATAAGAAGAACGCATCTTGTATTGGTATAGGCGTAGTGCCTGCTATACTTGTGTCTATAGTCAATTGGTTTACAGAGTTGATTAGGTCAATAGTAATAGCTGTAACTCTACCTGCAAGCACAGGTGTAGTGTATGGAGGCGGAGAGAAGTATAGGTAGTCACCAATGCTGATAATGCTCCCTATAGAAATAGGAACAGCAAAGTTGATTACGTTGCCACCTACAACACTTTGGCTTCGTCCTATACCATTTACACTCCTAAGAGCGAACTCACCTATTGTATTGTTTCTAACAAAAGCAAAGAAAGCTGCTTCCTTTTTCTCAAACCAATTTGCCTCTATAAATCCGGAGAACTGCAAATCTGTCTCTAAAGTTACAGACCACTTTGCATCTCCTTGAAGGTTTATTGTTTTGAATAATTTATTCTCAAGCGGTGCCGTATTAAATACACTTTGCAAGGATGATGATGTAAATACTCCATAAAATGTATTCCTTAATGGGTTTACATTGTGCCTATATAGGTCTCCTCCCTTAAATGTATAGAAATAGTTGTTCATTCCTATCATCCAATCCGGATAATAAGAGTAGAAGGATACCCATCCTCCTACCATATCGCTATATGACAATGTATAATTTGGCATAATTTATTTTATTTATGGAGCACCGCAAAGACCACAATCCATTTCATCATTACAAGGAGGATTTTCAGGAACACCGGGACAATAAGTTACTATAATTCCCGGTTCAGGTCCTGCAGGTGAACCTGTTACTATACATTCTGTTACTACACTATTTCCCGGTACACCTTGTGGAAACGGAACTCCTGTGTCACAAGGTGTAATTGTTATAAATATTTCGTCAATTGTTGTATTTTCTAATCTAACACACTCACATGGATAGGTAATTGCACAAGCTAATTCACACGCTTCTAATGTAGCGTATTCTCCTGTTCCATCACCCGGGTCTGTACAAGTTCCTTCAACACAATTGTATGAAACGCAAGATGGACACGTTTGCTGTGGTAACAATACACCACTTACTTGCTCTCTTGCTATAATTCCGTCAGAGTAAAATCCATCACTTGCAAGAATTGTTAAATTTACATCATCAAATACAGATGTTGCTGAACCAAGAGAAGGAGCGTTTAAATAATATGTTCCTGAAGTTGCCATTTTTATCTTTATTTATTTATGCTATTATACAGTTACAGCAAGCATCAGTTTCATCTATTGTTGAATAACAAAGAGTTACCATTGTTCCACAAGTTGGACAAGATGATTGTGCTTGCAATACACCTAACAATTGTTCTCTAACAATGCTATTGTCTGAATAAAATCCATCCGGAGCCAATGTAGTAAGTCCTGCGTCAGTGTAAACTGCAGTTGCCAAAGCAAGAGATGCAGCGTCTAAATAATAAGTTCCTGAAGTTGCCATTATATTTTTATTTAATTTATTCTATTGAACAGTTACAACACACATCTAATGCACTTAAATCTGAATAACATAAAGTTTCAGATGGAGCACATACACAACATACATCAAATAAATCCATGTCTGAAAAACATAATTCAAGTGGTGTTGCCTCTCTAAAATCCCATATCAAATATAAATAATTCTCAAGAGTAGGTACTATAAACTCTGCATAATTAACAGTTCCTCCACCTAAATTAGGTGTGGCAGTAGTAGCTAATCCTAATAATGTGTTTAAATCTACACTATTGTTTCCATAAAGAGTATCCGAAACGTGGTATTTAAAACTATCTTCTGCCGGATTAAACACAAATGTATCAGTAGCAAATTGATTTGAAATCAATCTTACTACACTTCCTGCAGGTGGGAACGCTCCCGTACCTACAAAATCTGTTGTAAGATTATATCTTGATACAAGTGGTGTACTTGTTCCTGAAGTGAATATAACAAGACTTGACTGCAACGGAGATGTAAAGGCTCCATCAACATATCTGTATTGTGTATGAACTGTGTCTCCTGACTCGTAATCGTTTGTTAAAACAATCTGTACTACATTTAAAGTTGCAGCATTACAACAATCTGCAAGGATGCTAAGAGAAAGGTCTCCTATGTAATTTACTGTAAGTAATACTGTCTCTACTGCTACATTATTTTTATCAAAAGTTATTACACCACCGGTTGATACAAATCCTGTGGTATCAACAACACCATCATAATCAACAATTATTTCGAAAGAGGCATCTTCACTCATTCCTGAAACACTATAGTTTACATCAGCAAGACCAACTACCGGACCTAAGTCTACGCAATATGAAAATGTTTTTACTTCTTCATCTAAAGTACTTAGCGTAAATGTCTGAGAAATACCACAATCCAAACACTGAGGATTACTTGGCAATTCAATATCATTGCTTGATAGTACATACTCATTCATGTAAGGGTCAAAAGCACCAAGTTTTTGAGTATTAAATGATTCGTTAAACTCATCTCTAAACCAAGTTCTCATGTTCATTTCTGATATAACCTTTAGTTCATCATTTGAATATGAGTTACCTCTTAGTTGAATGACAGCACCTCTTTTTGCGTCAGTAAAAAACCTATCGTACCCCCATTGAACATAACTCTCAGGGTTAAAACTAATACCATATTTCTCAGTACGTGTAATTTGGTTTCCCAATACCTCAGGTACAGAAGCTATAACGCCACCTCCTGTTGAGTCAGATATTAAATTCTTTCCGGATAGTACATAAGATATTTTGTCTTCTTGCAAAACAAGAATATCATTTGCTCTACCATCTAAAATATAAATATCTGCAAATGAAGGCTCTAATACTTTATAATTGAGCAATCCTAAGTTAAACTCATTTAACTTATTTACATTTGATTCAGCACTGTACACGCCACTATATGTAATGTCAGAGAATCTATCAGCCTCTTTATAGTCCTGAGCAGATACGCTTGTTACTCTATTACCAAGATTAAAAGAATTGCCTACGATTGAGTCTCTTATTTTATAACTTTCTGCTCCATTACCAAATGCAAAACAATTGAAAAACTTTGTATCTACAATAGCCGGCAATCCTAATGCAATATCTTGGTTTTCGATATTGCCCATGTGGTTGCCATTTGTAATTGCAAATGACATTTCATTCTCAAAGAATACATCAGGCAAAGCATCTGATGGAAGTGTCTCAAATATTATTGTTTTATCTGAACGGAATACAGTGATATTAACCTCTACGTTTGATGCACGAGCATTAGGTTGGAAAAGACCTGTACATGGCAATGTACCGGTAACCATCAACTCAAGCTGATTAGTAACTGTATTTCTAATAAATCTATAATAATTAGTACATAAAGCAGTTGGTATGTCGTCTATAGTATTAGTTATTGTTGTTACAAATTCATTTTCAGGAATACAATCTCCTCCTCCTGCATATCTTATTCCATCATTTAAAAACTGCTGTACATTTTCACCAATAAACCAATCATACATATTATCGTATGAGTTTCCGGAAATGATAGTTCTCTCTAATGTATTTCTTCTTTCTTCACAAAGACTACCAACACCATCTCTCCATTGCTTAATAGAAAGAAGTATTCGACTACCTGCAGGAACATCATAATCTGAAAATTCCCAAGTAGGGTTTAATGGGTCAAATCCTGCTGTTTGAGCAGTATTCATAGGATAGTATAGAATAGGATAGGTTCCTCCCTTAGGAGACCTTTCAGATATTTTTCCGGGTGCTATAATAGCTTGTTGGTCCTGAACAATATTAAAACTGTTAGGATTAATTTTCATATAAACTCCGGCAGGAATTGGAATAAAAACAGACGGGTCTAATTCACTTGGTATTTCAATAAAGTCTGAACTCTGAGAAGATTTCTCAAGCACAGTAGCATACACACAAGATGTAGTAGGACCACTTGAATCAGCTTTTACAATTAATCTATCACCTACCTCAATCTTACGTGCATTCTCACCCTCAAGTAAAAAATATGCATTATTTGTTAAAGGGTCTTCAAAGAAAATACTTACATAAATTGTCTCGTAATTCTCTTCATCAGGCTTTATTACAAACTTATATCTTGTCGCCCAAGCCGGAGGCAACTGAGTAGGTGGTATAGTTACTTGAATAGAGTTTTTAAATGCAGAAAATCCACATGGTATATGCTGCGTATTGTTAAGACTTACTAAAGCTGTTGTTGCTCTATTAAACTCATCCATGTAAACAATACCAATCTCATAGTCACGATTGCTATGTAGACTTTGAGGATTTGCTATTTCTTGAAAGGTAGCATCGGCAAAAGCAACCTGATAGTATTCATAGAATGTTTGAGTTGGAGTAGTTGTGTTATCAACATATCTCATTGCAGGAAACTGCAATCCAATTTCACTGCTACCCGGACTTGTGATAATACCTATTGGTTGACCAACCGCACTAATACCGCTGCCATTTTTAATATAAGCATCTAAGTTATTTGGTATGGCACAGTTGAACGCATCAGTAAAGGTTATACCATTACACGCATTAGCAACCGGTTCAATGTTTGCTATATCGCCAATTGCATTTTGAAACTCTATGCTTGTAGCTAATGCATAGACAGAGTTGTATGTGGTTGATAAGAAAAATGCAAAATTTAATCTAACTGTACCTGTTTCTTCAGTTGGATATGGCACCTCTCCTGAAAACTGAGAATGCTCTATGGTTACATCTAAATTAATTGCAGAACCTGCTACTAAACTTTTTCCTGCTAAATCAAACGTAACTGTAGCATTAGTAACAGTTACTGCTCCATTAATGGAATAGTTACCATTAGAGAGTCCATCATCAATAGATGAATTTCCTATAGGTTCAGACACCAAAGAAGTTGTATATTCAAATTTTATAGGAACACCATTTTCATCAAGCAAGTCATATCCTTCAACATAGTTTCCGTACATCAACCTGTTGCCCATTATTGTTTGAGCCTTTGCAAATCGAGGCACATTGTCATACAATCTTAATAATTCAGCCTCAGATAAGATTGTAAATATTTTACTGTTTGTAAATATGTACTGATAGTCTGTGTTATTAGCAAGACCTAAATTATCCTTGTCAAGTTTCTCAATAACTTTGATGATGTTACCATCTGCTTTCTTAAAAAGAAGGTCTATACCAACTACAAGAGAACTTCCTGAGTTGTATGTGATTCTTGCAGAGTTGCAAAAATTAGTCATACCCTCATTCAAAAAGCTATCAATGCTAAAACTAAAAGGATTTGGAACAAATGCAGGTTGGGACCACTGAGATGTGGCACTATACTCTCCATCTATATACTTATACCTATAAGCAAAACAAATAAATCGTGTATTTAAAAAGTTCTCCTGACCATTAGTCACAAACGGTTCTACACCCGGTGATTCTACCGGTGGTTTCTTTATAACAAGTAAAGACTCAGCACTGACTTGGTCTATGTTTGCAATCGGGTTTGGATAGTTTCTTCCTGTATTAATAAACCTTGGAGCATTGTAGTCATCGGTAAAGAAAAACAAATCATTAAGAATATCAATACCGGTAACTAAATAGCTTGGATTAAAGTTAAGTGTAGTATTTATACCACCCCCATCATCTATGCTTATAACATGATAGGTAAGTGTATTTGAAAAGATGTTGTAAGAAACTATTAAATCAAGTTTACCTGTAGCACCTACAGGAAAATTTGGGTCGTGAACAAGCCAATACAAAGTATCATTAACACCATCTTGGATTGCTCCAATACACCTTGCCTCACTACTTAATGGTGTTCCATCAATATATGACAAAGATGTAAGGGGAAGATTACCTTTAGTATTTTCAATGACTCCAACTTCAGAATTTTCAGTTGAACCCATTCTGATATTCATAGCGTCTACATATTCACCTTCAGGAAGAAGCCGTTGGTCAACGACTTTATTCATCCTACCTGCTATAAAATTTCTTGTAAAATTCGCCATTTTATTTTATTTGCTTATCCATTCCTCTCATGTTCATTAAGAGTCTGCCGGGGTGAATATTACTAATTCTGATTTTTGCGTTTCTTAATAATGCACTTCTTTCTTTTCGAGCACGAGCAATAATATATTCTTGTACACCTAATTTAGAATTTAAAATGTCATATTGAATAGAGGCATAAATATATTTTTCAAATAATTTGTTGACAGTAATCAATGAATTATCTCCACCCTCCATACCATCAGACACATATTCAAGAATACAAGATTGTCCTGACATTGACGAATCAAAGTTAATTACACCGCCCTTTCTGTCTATATTGAACGTAGGATTAAAATTTGCTGTCTCTGTGTTTAGACCATAAGCTGTGCCTATGTTGTAGTCAAAATACCACATCCCATCATAGTTCCAACCTAATTGACCATTGTATTGATTCCCTTGATTTAAGTAAATACTTTTTTTGGTCTTAGTCAATCGGTCAAAGTCAATGTTTGAATACTGAGGAGACAATGCATTACCATATTGGTCAAACAAAATTCGCCCGGTATTATCCTGAAGATAAGCCTTAGATGAAAGCGTCTGAATATTCTCAGACAATGGACGTAACCATCCATCTTTATACAATGAAATACGAACCCAATTCACGTAGTCTGAAGGTAAAATAAACCTCAGCATATCCGGAACTGTTAACTCTAATATTTTTATCTCTTTAAATGCATCGTAGTTTAATTCTTGAATAGCACGCTTTGCGTGGAACAATACTTTATAACGCTCCTCATTGTTCACTAATGAGTGATTCCCTGAGTACATTAATAAAAAGTTGTTCACGATGTCAGTCAAACTTACATATTGATATGACCCCCAATTTACATCCTCGGGTACAACACCTCCATTTTCGTAGTATTGATATTGTGATATATATGCCATATCTTATGTTTTTATGGGTTTTTTTCTTGTTGTTCTTGAGCCATACTAAATTGAGTAACTTCAGTTTCACGTATAGATACACCGCAATATTGAAGAATCCTTGTTACCAATTTATATTCATCTTCATTAGGCAACTCGAAATCTTGATAATCATTTTGTGATTGGTCAAATACAGGTTCTCCGTTAGACAACGTAATATACGTCCATTTAGGAACTTTAGGAAATCTAAAATAAGTAGCTTGAACCTGACCCTTATTGCTTATTGTATTAGGATAAACAGTTATCTCAGTTCCCTGCAATGCATAAGCAGGATACTCATTTGAAGGAGGTGTTAAATTTGAGTTATTCAAAAGAACAATTTTTGAGTTAACAACCTTTTCTATTTGTACAATGGTTGAAGAAGAAAAAACACCATATGAATTACCTGATGCTAAAAATATATTTGAATCCAATAAAATCACTGTATTGCTAACTACCGATACAACTGTAGAAACTAAGCCTGTTGTAAGATTGGTAACCACATCTCCTGCTACAATATCATCTGTTGTAAATGTAGCTGTGCTATCAACTAATTGATTGCTTACAACAGAGGTATTAGTTCCTGTTTTTAATGTTACAGGCTTGCACTGCAAGTCTAATAAAAAATACGAATAATATCCGGTTGTAGTAGGTGTCGGTACCGAAAATCTATTGCCTGCAATTTTTGATAAATAATCTGTGCGTAAAAAAGATTCCATTGTTTCAGCAATCGGCTGCTCCATATCTGCATAATCAACACCCGATGTACGAGCATTTTCTGCATTAATAACAGCATTATAACTGCTAAAATATTCTTCAAAGATTTCCATCTGTGCATTTTGTGCATACAAATTAAAATCAGAAGGTGAAATATATCCGTAATTATTTTTATTCAGTACAGATAATACCGTATTTCTTACTGAGTTTATCATTGGTTCTTTTTTTACAAATATACATAAAAAAAAAGAGGGTACAACAAGTGTACCCTCCTCGATAATTGGTCAATAATAAAATTTTTACTGTGCTAAAGTTGCGTCTAACATCTTTAAAGAATCAATACCATCATCACTTTGAAGGTAGTGTGCTACCATTTCGTATGGGTCTTCCCCAAAAGGAACCGATAGCATTTTCTTTTTGTTTGTTGCAGTATTAAACCACACTTCCTTTTCACCGTTTCTTAATATCAATAGTTTGTTTTCAAAGAATAAACGAATTTTAGCTTGGAACTTTAACTCCGGGTCATTCAATATATTCAAAAACTCTTTAGGGTCTCTCTTAGCGAATACCAATATGTCACGCTTTAACTCAGCAGTAGACACAGTAGACGGGTCTTTACCAAACATAACTCTTGTAAGAGTTTCGATTTGGTCAAGTGATAATTGACGTGCTTCAACTAAAGCCTCAATCTCTAAGTTTAAATCTTCAACCTCTACTGCAGCATCTTTTTCTTTATCTACTTCCGTAAAAATATTTCCATTTAAAGGATGGTAGTGTAAAAATTGCTGTAATACAGGATTGTTTTTTGGAACTCGCAAAAACCCATCTTCAAATATGATTGGTTCTATGATTGCATTTCCATCTTGCTCGTCTTCAAATGGAGACTTTTGATTTGTAGAATATCTCAGAGCACGATTAACATTGTTCTTCTCATCATACCACATTAGTGGAAAACGAGGATGATTTCTTGACGCTAACGTATAAGATAGCGGATTTCCTATTTTTAACTTGTAGACCTTGTCTACAGGGGTTGTACTTTTTGCCATTATTTTATTTAATTTAATTTGATTTAATTAAAAAAGGAGAGTGTCTTTATAGACACCCTCCCTATTACTGTCTTATCACCCGTAACGGAATAATACGAAGTTGTTTGCACCCAAGGTACATACGCAACGCTCAGACAAGAAGTTTACCTCCATTGCATCTAAGTCGCTTGTAGCAGCACCACCGGCAGAACCTGTAATCCAAGTTTTGTATCTGCGGTCTTCAGCTTCAGAAGCACGGTACCTTACGTGTAAGAAAGGACGCTTAGCGTTCTTGCCCATGATTTGGTCGTACACTGATGTAGAACCTGCAGGAACCATCAAACCTGTGATAGTACCGGTTGCAGTTGCAGCAGTAGTATTTAATCCACCACGCATTGTTGGGTCGTTTAGGTATTTCCAATCAGACTTGTAGAAGTCATATCCTCTACGGAATCCTGTGAAACCTAAGTTTAACGCCATGTCAACATCGTTGTCAAATAGACCATAAGATGCAGCACCTGCAGCGTTAACTCCGTTGTAACCGTTCAAAGTAGCCAACATATTGTCAATGTCGAAACTTAAACCACGATTAACAAACACTACGTTCTCTTCGATAGCACCTTGCTTATCTAAGCGAGAAACGATAGAATCCCAATCAGAAAGGCTTGTTGGAGTACCACCACCCCATACGTTACCACGATTGTTTACAACGTAGAAGATACCTTCAGAACCGATGTAACCTGCAGTAGCAGCACCTGAAGAGGTTGCAGCAGGAACTGCTTCAATCATTGAGGTCTCTAAGTAATCTTCAAAACGAAGACGAGTCTCGTGTTCTGATTTCAAATACCAAAGGTATCCTGTAGCACCATTCTCGGTAGTTACTTCAACCCATCCGATTTGAGCCATGTCAGAACCGTTAACCGCATACTTATCTTTAATGATAATCGGGTTGTTAGAGTAGATGTCATCCTCAGATTCCAAAGAACCAACCATTCCGTTAGTACCTTTCTTGAACTCAGAACCATAAATAAATACAGTACATTGAGTAGAAACTGCGAATGCTTGACCTGCAGTCTCATAGTAAGCTACTGTGAAAGTAGTTGCTGAAGGAACTGCTGTTACGATAGCCTTGTTGAAAACGCCTGATGCATTGTTTTGAATCATAACGGTTTGTCCAACACGGATAGCGATGTAAGTAACACCACTGTCAGCTACAGTAAAAGTTGCTGTTGCTGATGCTGCTGCTGCTGCTGAAGTGATATTGGTGTACTTAATGTGTAAACGTCCTTGTTCTGCCCATTTGATTTGGTCAGAGTTAGACGGCATCTCTGCTCCTACCATACGTAAGAAAGATGCGATTGTTCTGTTACCATAACGCTCAAATTCTTTCTCGTAAGTATCCGGAAGATACTGATTCAAGAAGTTGAAGTTGGTAATGTAGTTTGTCTGTAACGCTACCTGCTCTGCAGAAGGTTGCAGGGCGTAGGTGGGGTTATTTAAAAGTGCACTTGCCATTTTTTTTAATTTTTAAATTGTTTTAAAATCGTTTTATACTGCGTATTTTCAGGTTTCTACCTGAATCAGGATTTACAGCCTTTACCTGAAATCCATCAGTTGTTTTACCAACCTCGGGCACTCTACGTTCAGACATTTGAATATTTTTAATGCCTTTCATCGTACCCTCTGTTGCATCTGATTGTCCTTGTTCATAAAAGAACTTAGCAAATTTTTCAGGATTCATTGCTATTGACAATGACCTATGATAGCCTGATGCGTCTTTCATTAAACCTTGCTCATCTAAGAACTTATTAATAAAGTTCTGCGGAGTTGATTGGTTCTTTTTTAACTCATTAGCGTCTCCCGGAGCAAACGTAAACTTCTTGTCATTAACATTAAACTCAAAACCTTTGAACTCACTGTTAAAGACATCATTCGTCTTTTGGTCAAACCATTGACGTTTACGATTGTTTTCCTCTTCTATGGTCTTTGCCTGTTGGGTATATTGCTTGTAGCTTTCGTAAACTTCTTTCTCTTCATCGGGGATAAATGCCGTTCTTGACTCAAGAGGCATTTTGTATTTCTCCTTGTGAGAATTGAAGTATTTCTTGGCTTCAGCAAGAACTTTCTTCTTTGTGATTTTTACTTTTTTAATGGTTGACTCATCATCCAAATCTTCATCGTATCTGTATTCATCCATTAACGACTCGATGTCATCACTATCGAGTCCTTCCTGCGTAGCAGTTAAGTATTCTTTAAGGAGTTTATCAGGGTCCATTGTTTCAAAATCTTTCTTAAGATTAATGAAATCTTCAAAACCTCTGCCTGTTTCCTTTTTGTATTTCATGTAAGCAGCTACATCTTCCGGAAGTGGCTCTGCATCTTCACGCTCAGCTACTAAATCGTCTAATGAGTTAATCTGCTTGTTATACCTTTTACCAATATATGAAAGAACGTCTTCGTCTTTTAATTCTATTTCTGCTGCTGCAGACGCTGCTTGTGCTTGTGCTGCTGCCGCTGCCGCTATCTCTTCTTCACTTGAACCATTACCTTGGTTCATTTCTTGTTCATGCTTATCAAGCAATTGTTGCTCTACTTCTTGAACACTTTTTGGTTCAATTATGTCTAATGCTCTTACTTTAAATTCCATTTGATTTGATTTAATTTATACAAACTTAGATAAAAATTTTTATATTCTAACGAGGTTCAAATTCAGCTAAATCAAATCCGTCTAAACTATCCTCATTTGATTCGAAACTCATAGGTGGTAGATTGTTCTTTCTTTGATTAATTAATTTAGATTGCTCGCTATTTTGTTGACTAATTCTTTTTGCTTTTGCATCTTCTTTCATCTGCTCTCTTGCGTTTAAATCACTAACCTCCATACCACGTAACTGCAAGTTGTATTCAAACTCTTCACGCATTAATTGCGATTTCAATGTAGCTTCTTGCTGAGACCTTTGTATATCAAATGCAACTTCTGCTTGTTTAATTTGCATTTTAGACCTTGTCTCCATCTCAATTTTCTGTAACGCAACTTGACTTGCCATTTCTTGAGACTTTAATTGCTGCTGAGCAATCATGGCTTGTTTTTGCATAGCCATTTTTTCTTCACGGTCTTGAGTCTTAATTCGTTTCATTTTCAATAACTGATTAGCCATTTTAATGTTACGAATTTCACGAATGTCGATTGCATCTTCAAGATTAATATCTCCTTTAGCCAATGCCATTTGTATATTAGCTTCAAGCTGTGCTTTCTGCTCTTCATCAGGTGAAATCTCAATGAATATACCAAAGTCATAAATATAAAGGTCTTTAATATCATTTAATATTGATACGTTATACTTTCCAATTTGATTAGCAAACTCCTCTTTAAAATCTGAGTATTCTAAAATGTCTGCAATTCTATAAGTTAAAGCCTCGGCTAATGAACGATAAATGTACAAAGATGCATCCAAGATGTGTCTTGTTGCTGTATTTGAATTTAAAGCTGCTAATTTTTGTATGCCAACTAATGCATTAGGGTCAGGTTTAGAACCATCTCTTGCTTCGTTAAGACCGGTTACGGACCTAATCATGTCAATGTAGTGGTTCATGTTGGTAATCAACATCTGCGTTTTACCTGCACCTGAGTTAGAACTTAACTGAGTGATAGGCACTCTTGCATTATTAAAGTCACCATCTTGAGTAAAACTACGTCCAATTACACTACCTGTTTGGAAGTATAATCTAAGTGCATCCTCAGGATTGTATGCATTACCGGTTCCTAAGTCAATCTCATTTAATCCATCGGCATCAATAAATACACCATCAGGAACAACTCTTGCAATTACTTGCTGAAGTTTTAAGTGTGTAATTTGAATCAAGTCAGCAAATGGTATCATCCTTCTGCATAAAGACTCAATTACTCCCTTGTACATACGTGGAGCACAAGCAACATAATTAGGCAATGCGTGCTGAGATGCGGACTTAGGACGAACCATATTCTCAGACATCTTCCATTGTAATAGGATATTGGTACCCATTACCAAAATGCCTTCATACCAAACGTCAATAGTCTTTTCAATTTTTTCAAACTTACCC